TCCATCCTGGAAGCTGGAGCATCGCGTTGCTGGCGAGTGATCGATCGAGCGATGAACCCGCCTCGGAATAGTCGAACAACACTTTCGTGTGCGCCGGCCTCAGGCGCTCGAGCCGGCAGGTCAGATCGGTCGCCTTGCCGATCCGCACGAAGGGGTCGACGCCGACCCGGCCGGTGCCGGCGCGAAACCAGCGCACGCGAGCGCCGGAGATGCGGACTGTCCAGTAGAAGCGCATTTCCGGCTCGCCGATCTCCCAGCGCCGGCCGGTATTGCCGACCCGGGAAATGCCACACATGAACGGCGAATATTCCCGGATCGAGACCTCATATCCGAGGTCTTCGGCCAGCTGGAGGAAGAAGGCCCGCGACTGGCCGCCGAGCGTGGTCATGCGCCCATAGAGCGCGCCCTGCCGATCCTCGATCGTCAGCGGCTCGGCGACGCAGGGATCTGGCAGGCCGAACGCCGTCTCCCATTCGCCGAGCAGCTCGATCGTCGCGCGGGGGTCCGCCTCGCGGCCGAGGAGATCGGCGGCGCGGCCGTCGACCCGCGCCCATTCCTCGGCGAGCGCCCGCACCAGCATCATCAAGACGGCGTCGGGGTCGCGCGGCCAGGCGATGCCAGAGGGCAGCAGCGCGGCGAAGGCCTCGCCATAGTCATCGCCCGAGCGGCGCAGCGGCTCAGGCATAGGTGATCACCCCGGGCACGGCGAGATGGCCGGCCGTCGGCATGACATGGTCGGCGAAGGTCAGGACGTGGTGATCCTCGCCGGTCGCGGCCGAGATCGCCTCGCTCACCCATGAGTGATAGATCGTCTGCCCCGGCGCCGCGCGGCGCGCCAGCATGTCGGCGATCGACGCAGCGATGGCGGCGCGCACGGCGGCGCTGTCGGTCACGAGGCTGGCGATCGTGAGGTCGATCGGTTCGGCGATCGGCGCCACCACGAAGAGATCCTTGACCGCGACGGGCCGCACCTCGTCGAGATGCGCGGCGACGGTGTCGAGATCGCCGGCGCCGGGGAAGCCGTCATCCTCGGCGCGCAGATCGTCCATCATGAAGCGGACGGTGACGGTGCCGACGCCCATCTCGAGCGGCGCGCACCAGGCGCGCGTGACGCCCGGCACTTCCAGCGCCCACGCCACATAGTCGTCGGCGTCGCCGCCCATCGGCGGCTTGCGGATGCGGTCGAGGACGCGGGCGCGAAGATCATCATCCGATTCCTCATCAATACCAAGCTCCGCCGCCGTGACGACCGCGCTGGACGCGACGCCGGCGATGGCGCTGCGGAGGCGCAGCGAGCCGCCGACCTCGAGCGAGGCCGCCCCGCCGGCGGTGATGGCCTCAACGTCGATCGCAGTCGGGCCCGAGCCGAGCGTCGCCGGCGCCACCGTCTCATAGAGATAGGAGCCGAACAGCAACTGCGTCCCGGCCGGGATCGCGGTGCCGGCCGTGCCGGTCATGGTCACGGTGCCACTCGCGAAGGTCGCGGCCTTGCGGCCGCGCCGCAGCCAGATATTGGCGTGCCGCTCCAGCCATTCGGCCTCCGCGGTGTCCGGGAGCATCTGACGCCCGAGCCATTGCAGATAGGCATGCGCCTCGAGCGCAAGCCCGGCATTGGCCTCGGAGATGACGCGCAGATTGCTGTTCGGCACCGCGGCATCGGCACCGGGCAGGCGCGATGTCACGTCGTCGCGGACCCGGGCGCGGATCTCGCGGAGCGTCGGCAGGGTGAAAGGCATCAGCGGGCGATCTCTGACCAGAGGCTTTCGAAGCGGAGGTCGACGGCCCGCGCGGGGCCGCGATAGGCGGTGACGGTGCCGCCGATCATGGAAAGGCCGAGCCGCTCGAGCGCGACGTCGACGCGCGAGACGATGCGGCGCTCGACGAAGGGCGCCAGCGCCTCCCGGCAATAGGTCTCGGCACGGCCCACTGTCTCGGCAGTGATCTTCTCCCTGGCGAGCAGCCAGAGCCGCGAGCCGATCGGCCAACCATTCCACAGCCGCTCGGCCTCATAGTCCGCCCACCAGCCGCGCCGGTCGGCGCCGCCGTCGGGAATGACGTCGTCGGCGAGCGCCAGCCGGTCGGTGAGCAGCGCGATGCGGAACGCGGTCGCGAGCTCCTCGCCGTCATCGAGGCTGCCGCCCGGCGCGATCAGCCAGTCGGCTGTGATCGCCTCGGGCGAGACGGTCTGGACAGTGCGGATATCAGTCATTGTCCTGATCCGCCCTAGACCGGCGCGCCCGTCGTGCCGGTGCCAGGCGTCACGCCCGAATGGGCATGGCTGGCGCCGACATTCTTGCCGTTATGCGTGAGGCTGGCGCCGGTGATGGTGACGGCGCCGTTCACGGTGAGATCGCCCTCGATCGTGATCGCCGAGCCGCTGATCACGATGCCCGAGCGCGTCAGGTGCACCTTCTGGCCGATATCGTCATAGAGAGCGATCTCGCCATCCTCGAGCCCCTGCAACCGATACTGCCGGTCGGCGACGGCGATGATGATCGGATGGCTGCGATTGCCGGTCGGATAGACGACGACAGCCTCGGCGCCGGCATGCGGGCGCGCGGTAAAGCCGTAGGGCTCCATATGCTCTGCGCCCTCGTGCCGCTCGCCGGCCAGTGCCTCGATATCGAGATGCTGCAGCTTCGTCTGCCTGGCGCGCGACGACACCGCCTTGACCACGCCGCGCGAGGCGCCGAGCAGCGCCCGCCGTCCGGCATCGCGTTCGGTCATTCTCATGCGGTTGTCTCCGGCGCGCGCGGGTTCCAGAGCGCGGCCGAGAGCGACGTGTCCTCGACGTCGTCGCCTTCGGTGGCATCGGGCTCACTGCCGTCTTCGGTCTCGGGAGTGGGCGCATCGGCGGCCGGTGCCGACAGCGCAAAGGCCTCCGGTGTCATGAGATCGAGATTGGTTACTGTGCCCGATCCGTCCGATTGCAGGAATTCGACCGCCGCGATCAGCATGTCGCGATCAACGAGCAGCATCGGCGAGGTCAGCTTGACGGTCGTGCCGACCGCCCAGAGGGCGCCGTCGCCGGTCAGCCACCCTTGCACCGTCACCTGCGCCGTCGTCTGGGCAGCGGCGGCCTCCGCCATCTCGCGGTTCGCCCGCGCCTTCATGTCTTCCTGGTCGCCCGGCGCCTCGAGCACGATCACCTTCGGCCGCGGCACCGGCAGCGGCATGCCGCTGTTCTTTGCCACCGCCTTCTGGTTGGCGACCGCGGCGCCCGAGGCCTCGTCATCGCCGGCCGCCTGGCCGAACACGAACAGCTCCGATGGCGTCTGGCTGAGATCGATGGTCGCCGTCGCGGCGAGGATGTTGACGCCCTCGACGAGGCCGATCGGCGCGCTGTCTTCGGTCTTGCTGGCCAGCACCAGCTCGCCTTGGGCATTGTCATAGAGATGGAAGCCGCGCAGCCGCGCCAGCCGCTCCAGCACCTCGAACACGCTCTCGCCGACCTGCGCCGAGACGTTTGCGAAGGGCGCGCCGAGATCGCCGATCACCTTGAGCCCGATCTCATAGGGCGCGAGCAGCGACCGCGCGATCTCGTCGAGCGTGTAATCGGTAAAGGGTCCGGCCGGCGCCCCCTCTTCCGTCACCGCCGCCGCCTCGATCGCCGCCGCCGTCTTGCTGCGGCCCTGGATCTCGACGCCATGCGACTCGGCGTCATAGCCGGCCTGGCGGACGTCGACGAAGCCGTCGAGAACCTGCATGCCGCCGAGCTTGACGCGGATCGGGTCGCCCGGCCGGATCTGCCAGCCGAGCACCTTGCCGGCGCCATTGGTCGGTTCCGTGATCGCGAGGCGGAAACGGCCGGCCATGTCCTGGACGGAGCGCGTGACCGCGATATCGGTCCAGCCTTCGAAGATCCGGCCGTTGCAGAAGACCTGGCAGAGGTCGCGGCCGGCGGTCGGCATCATGGCCGGCGTGAGGGGTGCATTGCTCATGCGGCGAGCGCCCGGCCCGAGGTCGGCATGAAGAGCGGATGCTGCACGCGGTTGCCGCGCGCCAGCTCATCATGCCGCGAGGCGTCGGCATAAAGTCGGTGCGCCAGCACCAGCGCCGGCAGCGAGGCCGGCGTTGCGTAGTCGACGAGCCGCGGCAGCGGCAGCGCGGTCTGCGAGAGATGCCGCTGCACGGCGGTGAAGAGCGCCGTCAGCGCGCGCATGACGCCGAATTCCTGCACTTGCGATGCATCGTCGAGCAGCTCGTCGAAGGCCGTGATGAGCCCCGAGCGCGCCGCGTCGACCGCGTCGCGATCCGTGAAGGTCACGCCGGCGAGCCGCCGCGCCTCGGCGATCAGCGCCTGCCGGCGGAAGGAACGCCGCGTCCAGATGGCGAGCGTGCCATTGGCGAGGGACTCGGTGGCGGCGACGCGCACGGCGCGGAAGCTCGTCGCCGGAACGCCGGCGGCGAGCGCCGCGTCGAAGAGCCCGGCCAGCGTCGGCCCGAGCGTCTGCTGGCGGAAGCCCGCCTCGAGGCTTGCCTGGAAGCGCGCGACGGCGCGGCGAAGATCCGAGGCCGGCTGGCCGCGCGGGCCGCCGCGCACCAGCAGCTCGTCGGACAGCACGACGGCGAGGTCGATCGCCTCGGCAAGATCGCGGATTGCGGTCATGGAGCAATGACCCCTGCCATTGGACTGTCGGCGACGCTGGCTTTCGCGCCCTCGGCGGCACTCGTCACCGCCGCGGCGGTGTCGGTCGCGACGGCCGCCGTCACCGGCGAGCCAGCCTCGAGGAAATCCATGTCGAAGGTCGCATAGCCGCCTTCGTCCTTCGTCTCGACCGAGGAGAAGTTGGCGCACACGACGAGGTCCTCGCCGAGCACCGGCAGCACCAGCAGCCCCGGCCCATCGGCCTCGAGCACACCGATCAGCAGCCGCGCGACGAGGTCATAGTTCGCGCCGATGAGATAGCCGCGCACCCGGTAGGCGCGCATGCGGCGGCCCATGTCCTCGGTATAGCCGCTGTTCCGCTTCGGATATTCATGCGGCGCTAGGCGCCGGCCACCGGCGATCTCATTCTCGTCGACATGGAACGGCACCGCCCGGAAAAAGGCCGGGCGCAGACGATCTCGCCAGCTCATGCGGGGATCCTCAAGCCAGTGCGGGCTTCATCGCCCGGCCGGTATCGAGATTGACTTGTCGGAAGATTCCCTTGCCCGAGGCGCCGACCCGCGTGCCGGCCGGCACCCCGTTCGGGAAGCGGATATCGACGGAGGCCGAGCCCTCGACCTTGCCGCGGGACTGTTCCTGATGGCGCCGAAGGATCTGCGATCCGTTCCTCAGTCGCGTGTTGGCACTGTCATCGCCGTAGCGAATGAAACCCTTGAGTGCAGCGTTCGCTTCGCCGATCGTCCGAGCCCGAAGAAGCGCCCGGGCGGCAGCCTTGCCCGCTTCCCCATAAATCGGATTGGTCAACTCCTGTCGCAGGAACCCTATCTGTGCGGTGAAGGAATTGGGGTTCAGTCCCCTGCCCGCCGCCCACCGCCGAAGGTTTGCCCAGCGGGAACCACGCCACTGCATGAGGCCATGCGCGCCTTCTTTCCGGTTGAAGGAGTTCGGGTTGAAAGACGACTCCTGCTGGAGATTTCCGGCGATGGCGGCCGCCTGGACCGAAGAGAAACCGCTCTGCCGCAGAAGCGCCATGGCGCGGTCGGCGCCGGCGGCCATGTTGGCCGGGACGGCACCAGGCAGACCCGCGAAGCCAGCGCCGCCACCGCCGCCGCCATAAGAGGCCTGCCAAATCCGTCCAGCACCGCCCCCTACTTGACCAGCGCCTACGCCGAAGCGCGCGAAGGCGAGGCCGAGCCGCTGAACGAAGCTGTCCGCCGCCGAGGCGCCGATCTTCTTGCCGATCTCGTCGGCGTTGCGGCGCATCGTCCGCGCCAGCACCGTCTGGATCGCGGCGACCGAGCGCAGCGCCAGGAAGCGCTGCCGCGTCATTGCCGCGAAACCTTCCGGATCGGCCTTGTCTTCGCCGCCCTGCTGCCAGCGACGGATATCGGCGTCGAGTCGGTCGGCGCGCGACTGTTCGAAGGCGAGCTGCCTGCGCAGTTCGGCTTCGGTCGGGATATCGCTGGGGCGAGCGCGGGTCGACCGATCGTCTGGCGGAGAGTCGATTATGCCCATCGAACGGCGGCCTGTGACCGGCGATCTGGCCGCATTGTCGCCGAAGAGTTTCTTCAGCGCTTCGGCGGGCGTCTGGTCCATCCATTCGGGATGCGGCGCGTCCCAAAGCAACGCGCCGAGACCAAGAATGAAGCCCTTCATCCCACCCCCACCACCGCCCATTTTCAGCGCGACAAGGGCGCCTAGGACAGCCGGCCACCCGCCCACCGATTTGACGGCACCGACAAGTTCCAGGACCGACGACGCGATATCTTGAAAAGCCTGCGACACCTTCTGAAGCTCGGGCCAGAGTTCGGAGAAGAACTTCCGGCCCTTGTCGGAATTCAGCCATGAGCCGAGGCTTCGAAGCGAGCCGCCGACGCTGATCGCGATCTCTTTGAAACCCGCGACGATATTCTCGCGATTTTCGGCAACGAAGTTTGCCAGCTCCTCAAGCATCGGGTTGACGACCGGCAACGCCGCCGCGGCCATCCGGTCCCTGAGACCGATCCACGCCAGGCCGATATTGTCTACCGCATCGCCGTAGCGGGCGGCTTCGCGATAGGTCCCCGGCCCGAGCAGTCCCTGAAACTTGATGACTTCCTTGATCGTCTCCCTGAGATCGTCGGGACCATCGGCGAAGAAGCGTAGGAATTCCTGCGGCAGGCCTGCGGCCTTAATGAGCGCGGCGCGCTTGGCCGGGTCAGCGGTCTTTGAGATCGCGTCGGAGAGCAGCAGGAAGGCGTCGCCGGTCGAGCCGACCTGCTTGAATTGGGCGGCAAGCGCCGGATTGGTCTTTCTGAGGTAGTTGTAGAAGGCGCCCTGATTCTGCTTCAGCCGACCGAAGCTGACATTGAACTTCGTGAGGCCGGCACCAAGCGCCTCTTGCGTGACATTGTAGCGCTTCGCGACGCCCTGCAGCGTCCGCAGCGCGTCTCCACTGATGCCGATTTGCTTGGCAAGAGCGGCCGTGTCGTCGAGCGCATCGGCTACATCCTTGCCGAACTTTACAAAGGCGGCGCCGGCGGCGCCAGCAGATGCTGCCGCGCCGATCGCACCCCAACGGATAGATCGGCCAAGCGCAAAGCCGAGCCGGTAGCCCGCTCGCTCGGCAAAGCTCATGTCGCGCGCCAGCTTCTGAAACGTCGACGTGCGCCCGGTCGAATCCATGACCGTCTTCAGGCGGCGAAGTGCCGGCGTCAGCCGGTCTTTCATCTCCGCGATCAGGCGCAGGCGTTCATCGGTCATGGGCTTCTTCCTGCATCAGCGCCAGCGTCGGCGCGACGAGCTCGGCCAGCGCCGAGAGAGGTTCGGAATAGAAGGCGGTCGGCGCGCAGTGATAGAACCGCGCTAGACGGCAGCAGAGCTGGAGCGGATCGTCGCCGGCATCAGAAAAAAACCGGCGACGGTCCAGGCGCAGACAGACCAGTCATGCGCCGGCAGCTTCTCGACGGTCGAGAGCGGCACCCCGGCCAGCGTCGCGATCATCTTGTTCATCTTCGCCTCGTCGAACCGCACATCGTCGATCGACTGTGTCGCCGGGTTCCAGATGACAGGGTTGCCGCAGCGGGCGATGTCGCCGCCGGTCGGCTCGCGGAAGACGAGCTCAGTCAGAGGCTCGCCATGAGCCTCGATCGGCCTGGACAGAGATACTCTAGCCTTGTCGTCGGCGGCGGGGGATGGTTCGATCATAGAGTCCTCGGAGGAAGGAATGGGCCAAATCTCAATCTGGCACTGGCTGTTGATTATCGTCGCCTCATGCGCGACGGGCGCAATCGCCGCAGTCATCACACGGTGGATCTCGGGGCCGTTTTGGAAGCGATGGACCGCCTACTCGATCATCAGCTTGGTAATCATCGCCGTGATCGCGGCGGTCGCGGTGTAGCGTCGACTAGACTCCGCCAAAGCCGCTGCTAGGTTGCCACCATAGGGAGTAATGGGATGGCGAAGTGCGCATACTGCGGCCGCTCTGGATGGCTGCTCTCAGTCAACACCTTAGGGGTGTGTAAGGCTTGCTCGCCGGTCGTCGCCCTAGCGATCGAAGGGCATCGCCGTGTTCTCATCGAGTCTGAACGGATTGTGCAGACTACATCGAACACCAAGACACGAATTTCTCGGCTAAATACCATCCTAGATCATTGCCTCGCCCTAAAGGCCAACTACGCAGACAAAGGCGTTAGAATTTCTTCGGAGATTGATCCGGCCATCCAAAGCGCTCGCGAACAACTTTCCGAAGCCATCAGAGGCGAGTTGATGGACATCGTTTCAACAGCGCGTCGGAAGAGCGAGGACGCCATCTCAGACACATCGAAGCTCGGCGCATATAACAAGGCGATCGAGTCGGCATCCTCGCTTGATGAATACCATCACGTTGGAGACGATTTGGTCGAATCAGTTATTACAGCTTTACGCAATGAACGAGACGACTTGCGCTTTCAGCTACTCACCTCAAAAGCTGAAATTGAGGTTTCGAAGAAGAAACCCAAGAAAGCAATAGAAATATACATCGAGACTATCGCGATGTTCGAAAGCAATTCACGCTTCGTATCGCGCTTGGCGGCAGCTCGCCAACGTATCGACGCCCTGCAAGGGCCGTCGCGCGAGCTTCCTAGCGCGTAGTTCCTTCGCTTCGACCGACGACGTTCAGACTACAGCCAGCGTGCGCTCTTCCCCTGGAACACGACCGAGACCTGCGCATCACTGGCATTGACCTCATGCGCCGACGAGGTCCAGGCATTGCTGAGCAGCGCCGTCTTGCCATTGTTGAGCTCGGCCGTGACCGTCGCATCCTTGATGGCGCGAAGCTCGTCGAGCGACAGCCCGTCGCTGTCGGTGAGGTCGCAGGAGATCTGCGGCACGCGCGGCCGTTCGAGATAGCCGTGGACGCCGTCCATGCCCGCGACGCCCTCGCGTTCGAACATGTCGATCGAGACGTTCAGATTGCCGCGCAGCTGATACTGGCGGCCATCGGCCTTGATGTAAGCGATGCCGCCGAGGCCCTTCAAAGGCATGATCGGTTCCTTTCAGGAGAGGGAGGGCGACGGCCGGTCAGGCGGCGTCGGTATACTGCAGGCGGAACTGCGCCAGCACGGCGAACATGCGCAGCTGGTTCACGAGATCCGGCGGATAGAGCACGTTGACGCGGTTCGGATTGCCGCTGTCGCGCTCGACGACGAGATGCGCAGCGAAGGCGTCCGTGTTTTCGACGAGGCCGTTGAACTCGTCGGCCTGATACTGCGCCACCAGCTCGGCCCGGATGATGTTCGGGGTCACGATCGCCTGCCCGGCGCCGAAGCTGGTGCCGTCATTGGCGAGCTTGTGCCGGCCATACTTGGACGTGATCACGCGCTTCTGGTTGCGGAAGAGCCGCGCCAGCGTCGCCAG